TAAATTCAAAAGTATGGGAGAACAAATTTATAAACCATACAGCTGTTAATGTACCACTTGGTTTAAAGACAACATTCACGACTTCAGATGAATGTAGACCCGACAATACGAAAAGAGCATTATCCTGGTTATACGCTATTTTTAAACACGTAGTAAAATCGGAGAAGAATAATAATGCTTCTATGAATATAGATATAAATGATTTGAGAGATATATTAGGAGAAGTACCAGAACCAGAAGACCGTTATTATGATGTTTTCACACCACAGAGTGATTTGAATTATAGTAAGGGCAACTTTTATTTTATGCGATATGTATTCCACGCTATGATGCCTAATTCTTTATTAACGAGACGCTTTGATGCCAACCAAGAGGATGCAAGATATATTGATAGACAACAACCTCGTGCTATTGGCTATTATGACGCATCATTATTAGATAATACTTTTGTTTTTTATTACGATATTTGTAAAGAATTTGTCAACTATTATATCGATATGCTACGCGATTATATGAGTGATGCATTACCGTATATAGTGAATTTTATAACTGAATTAGGTAGTATGGCTCAAACGACTGTTGATTTTATTTACCACGTATTGATTAAATCGAATGTGTTAGCTAGATTGTTATTGTATTTTTTCGCTTGGTATATAGCGAGTTGTTTTTGTGGAGAGAAAGAGATTGAAAAGATGCCCACCCCTGAGTTTACAGCGGATAATATAAGACAGGCTACTAAGATGGATAATAGTGAATTTGAACCGCAAACCACAGTTTTGGTTAATCAACACGAACAATGGATCAAGGAAATACGTAAACATTGTAAGACTATGGTAGTTAGAGATGCTAGAGACATTTTAAAAGATGAACATACTCAATGCGTAGTTAGTGGAAGGCGTATACTGATACCGGCTCATCTTGATATAGGTAATAAATTTGTGGATTTGTATCACTCGTGGGACCATTATAAGCAAGGACACGTAGAGATAGAGAATGTACAACTAAAATTAGTGAGAAAGTATGTATTGAGTGATTTAGCTGTATATGAGATTAAGAACACTGTACCTTTGTACAAATTGAATAGAGCGATTTTTCCTACCAGTACTGTGAATGCCAGACAATGTTACTTGATAAATTCATGTGGATATTATCCAGTAATTTATGATAAGGATATAATGCGAAACGACGAGAGAGTACAATACTCCAATATACACGGTAAATTTGATCATCCAGAAGGAAGTGGATTTTTTACGCCATTTACAGCTAGTGGAGCCTGTGGTACTGTTCTTGCAGCACCCGGTTCCGGTATAATAGGATTTCATGTAGCGGGAAGTGCTGCTGTTGGTTTTTGCGTACAACCACCGAGTCATATAATGGCAGAAATACGAGAATTGATGATGGACACTCCAGCAGCAACAAATTTTGATATAGATGAGAAGATAATACCCAATTTTTCAGGCTCACGTTTAAGATATGAAGGAAAAATAGATCAGATAAGGGCGTTGGGAGATACGTCTTTTAAGCCCAGTCCATTGCATAAGGAAAATTGTGAAGAAATGAGAAATTTGATTAGTAATATAGAGGAAAGACCACACTTATTTACCGAAACACCGATTGACAAAATTGATGAGAAAGCACCACCAAATTTTCATTCAAAAGGTACACCCGCTCAAACGCTTAAAATGTTATCACGCAAAACTTTTATGAAACAAGGAAGAGTAACCGATGATGAAATACAATTTATTAAGAGTTATTTACGTACCGTTATGATCCCTTTTACTGATTTAGAAGATAAAGAAGTAGCTTTTGGGGGAGAATATGTACCAGCGTTAAACAAAGATTCGAGTAATGGTTATGGATGTTTGAAAGATAAAGAAGCCTACTTTGATTTTGTTAACAAGGAAATAAGACCAGAAGCATATCAATTGATAAATAGAGTGTTAGAGAACGCTAGAGTAGGAAATTACGACTATAATGATTTTATGTGTAGAGAGACATTTAAGGATGAATTACGAAAATCGACTAAAGTAGGAGAGCCGCGTACTTTTAGGGTTATGCCCTTAGGACACATATGGTGGACTAAGAAAATATTTGGTCAATTGTTAAAACATTTTAAGAACACGCGAATGGAAACAGGTATTAGCGTAGGATTCAACCCTTACCTTGACGCAGATAAGTTAGCTAAGAAATTAAAATTGTGCAAGATTACAGGAGATGCGGATTTTGGTAAATGGGATGGCACTATATTGGCAGTATTTATTATTGCTATAATGGAAGTGTTATCAGAATTTTACCAAGGAGATTATCCATTTATGATAGAGTGGTTATCTAACACTATAGCGACTTCTTTTGTATTGGTAAATGACGAAATTATGGCTACGACGCATGGATTACCTTCGGGAACTTGGTTGACTCTGTTGTTAAATTGTTTATTAAATAAATGCTTGACAGCTTTGGTTATATATAGATACAAACCAAACCCGTGTGTAGATGATGTACATGCTGTAGTTGATTTTGTAACAGGAGATGATAAAATTTTTGGAGCTGATGATAAATTAGCTCCTTATTTTAATTTGTTAACTATTAGACAGGTAACTGAATCTTTGGGAATGGATTGTACGAATGGAGATAAGAGTAAAATTACAAAAGCGACACAAGATTTCGACAAATTGACGTATGTTAAGAGACATTTTAGGATGCACCCACGTTTGGGACGATATGTGGGTTGTTTATCCTTGGACACGATAATGAATACTTTACAATGGATTGATACAACTACAGAAGACACTTATGAAGCCATGGTAGGTAAGATGCGTTCTATGCAGATCGAATCTTACTTACATTCACCAACTTTGTTCGCCGAATTGACACGCACATTTGAGAATAATTACCCTTTTGAAGCATTTTTTGATGAGAATAGAGTATTACGTATATTGGAAGATCCTGCAGGTTATGATAATGTAGTAACTATGCAGAAGAAAAATTATAATTTCTAAAATTTTGTAAATGTATAATTGTAAATAATAATAATAATGGAGTTTACCATTTAAATAAAACCTTGTTGATCAGGATGGCAACCTATAGCTAATGTATTTATTATACGGTTATAAAACGTTCTTGTAGTGATGTAGAACGGCCGTGATGATACGTTGATAAATTATCACTTATTGCCCGTTATTGACAATATGCGGGATGAAAGTATTTATTGTTGCTCAATTAATTAACGTAGATGATAAATTTAAACAGGTATCTAATACCGATTTTGATATAAGTTCGCAGAATATGACTACCACTGTAGCATCTGTGACTACCAGAGAAATACAAGAAATTGATTCGCCATTTAATGATAAGTTTATGAAAGTAGATATACCCGACGCTTATAGAGTAGATGCTAAGTCTTTTATTGAGAGACCTTTTTATGTAGATGAAGTAATATACCCTAGTACTGCTGCGCGTTATACTTTATTGACTAGCACTGTTAAGTTTTTACCAGGAGATATAGCACGTAGTAATGCATCTGTCTTGAATATGTTTAAGATGGCCGCTTATGGTAGACCAGACTTGATAATTAATGTTTCAATGGCTGGGACTATAACGCACGCTGGATGTGTATTGGTAGGCGTGTTACCACCCTTTCCCGCTTATCCAACTTTAGTCGGCGCCAATAATAAGAGATTGATTAATACTATATTATCTGGTCCCCATGCATTTTTACACGCCAATGAAGCTACTTCAGTAGCTATACCAGTTCCATGGTATTGCAATACTGATTTAGCCACAACAGATATGGAACAAACATCCGGATATGATACAACTTTGGATATAACAGTTACTAATGGCAATTATGCCACACTTGTTTATATGGTTTTGAACCCATTGCAACCATCCACTGGATCTTCTACTTCGTTGCGGATCATAGTGGAAGCTTGTTTTAAGAATTTTGATTTAGCTGTACCTACACCACGTTACGTCACTTGGACCGCCCAAAGTGGCAAGCAGCTTATGTCTTGTTTTAACCCAAATTATGAAGATTTTGATAAGGTAGCCAGTGAGAATAATTTAAGTCACTGGCATGAGTATACACCAGAACGTAAGAGACAGATTTACCGACGATTCATGAAGTATGCGCCGTACGTAACAGGGACTATAACAATAGCTAGTATTCTTGCCCGTATTGGCTTCGTATGTTTAACAGGTGAAGATTTACCAATTGACATAGAGTTACAAGCTCCACAATTTCAACCGCAGTCGGGTTTAATAAGTGAAGTGAAATCGTTTGCCACAGGCTTGTTAGATCCGCTACAACCGGAGTGAAGAGTGTAGTGAATGATGCTATAGATTCAGGACGTGAAATTATTAGAGAGTATACCGGGCTTCATAACCCTAATATACCTCAAGTTCAGGAACGTATTATAACTAACCAGACCAATTTCGTTAATAATACAGATTGTCCCCAATTTTTTGAAAAATTGGATCCGTTTGTGAAATTTAACCGTATTGTGAAAGAACCAATATTTGGATCAGACGTGGACGAGATGGCTATTTCTAATATTATAACTAAGAAACAATTGATAGGAACATTTACTGTTAGCGTCAACGACGG